AGTGCTTTCCCTTTCTTGATTTGAGTAATATACCAACCTATTTTGTTTCTTAAATATTCTCCTGCTCTATCTTTAGAGATGTTTGGCAGATACGGCAAGTAGGCAATGTCAGACTTACCCTCTCTTTCTTCCGCAGGGCGTTTCTGGTCGAATTCATAGTGTGTGAAAACCGTTTCCGCTGTAACTTGAATGCCATATTTGATACAGAGTTTTGCCGCTTTGCAGCACATTGATTCAACCTGTTTTTTTGTAATCGGATATTTTGTTTGTTTATTTTTTAAGTCAAATCCTGCCATTCCACAGCAAGACAATCCAATGCACCCTTTATTACCTCCGCCGCAGTGTTTTGCATATTTGCCGTCATAACAATTAATATTGTCCTCCGGCGTAAATTTTCCTTTAAATTCTTTTCCTGAAGAATCAAAAATAAAGTGATAGGCATCGATATCAGCTTGGCACGGATTGTTTGAACCTGCGGTCCAGTGCATACATATTTTTTTAAGTAATGACATATTTTCTCCCTTTCTTTTATTCAAGTTCAGCTATTTGATTTCTTAAATCTTTAATCTGTAAATTGTAATACTCAAGCCAAGTCTGTCCTGTAGCTTTATCTTTTACAGAGGGTTCACAAATCGCTCGAATACGTTTTTTATCAAGCTCCTCAATTTGTTTTTCCAAGCTTAATTTTTGAGCATCTTTTTCTCTTAACGCAATGATTATCTGATATTCTTGTGTTCGTGCTATGTTGACAATTTCATTATCTATATACCTATAAGCATCAATATTTTTATCAATCTCATAAGCTTGCCCTTTCGTAATTTCAATATATTTTTCAGGTAATTCTAAGTAATCAACTTCGAAAGGATAATTACCGCCAAAAGTGCCATCTTGTTTTATTTCTTTTCTTATCATTTATTCCTCCTTAATAACCAACTGCAATCCAAGGGATACGCCATCCTGATCCCCCCGACCAACCGAGATAAAACGCCGCTGAGGATATAGCTCTTATTGTTTGAACTGTTGTAGCGACTTGAGCACTAGAATCGCTGTTAGTTCTATGAGAACAAACAACTGAAAGACACGCCGTTGGAAATGTCATAGGGAAATATATAGGGCCCCAATCAGTAGTATAAGTAGCATTTCCCCACTGTATAATTAAACCATTAGGCAACTTTGAGTATCCACTGGATGAAAAACTGTTAGTATACTTTAAAATATCAGAAAAAATATTCACATCGTATCCGTTTTGATTGAACGGATTTGTTTTGACTGAGCTTATAACTCCACTAGAAACGATTAGGCTACCAATCACAACATACTGAACTTCTACCCATTCACCTGAAATATATTTATATGTTTGCAAATCTATTGCGCTCAAGCAATGATAGTTTCCTTCAGTCGGTGCCGTTGGGAATATTTTCCCTTGGGTAATTTTTGATGATAAAACAGCAATAGCACTTGCGACATTTTTTTCTTTTATAATTGTGTACACCCCATTTGTACTTGGGGCTGTTAATTTCGACAAAGCTGTTAATATTTCTTGAGTTCTGTCAGGATAAGTAATCGTCAATGGCTTGTAATTGCCGTTTTTCCCGTCATTTATTTTGAAAAATAATTCAGTTGCAATGGATACGTTTGCAAGATACTGCCCTGTCATAGAAATACTTGATACCCGTGAAGCAGGTCCACTGGGGTTCCCTACAATTTTTATCCTTATATGTTTAGTTTCTACCACAGTTAGTGTTGCAGTTATATTTTGAGGTGTATTCTCTGTAAAGCCACTGCCATAACCTATTTGAGTCTCAACATTTGTCTCGTTAACGCTAAAAACAGTAAAATTGCTGAGACAAGAGCTTGCAGCATATTGCGATAAATCCCTAAGGCTTAGAGTGCTTAATTTTACAGTATATGGGAACTCAATATCTATCACCGCAGGGGATGCATTCATAGTTAAAAAGGTTCCATCATTTTTATCAAAAGCCAGATATGTGCTAGTTGAGCTAAATCCGCTAGAGTAAATAATTATTGAGTCTTGTGAGTTTGAGCTAAATGTAGGCATTGCGAGTGTTTGATAAGCCTGTCCTATCCCCGGGGCATTTAAAATATCCGCATCGCCATTGTTTGTATTGCCGCTGTTGATAGAAAAATTAGTAGATAAATTTTGACGAACAGAAAGTTTACCATTCTCTAGTTTTAGGCTTTCATCAATCTGCAACGAAATTGCAGCATTATTTTTTATGATTGGTGCAAGATATTCTATATTTCCTACTGCTTCTTGGATACTTGTTTCTACAATATTAACAACCTCACCTGTAGTTGGAACAATCTGACTAGTAGGTGTTAAAACAGCCTGAGTCTGTGGATTTGCATAGATAATCTTTGGAGTAAAAGTAAGAGGTTGATATAATCCTGAAGCGAGTGAAAATTTGTCTTGTGCAGGAAGTTTGCAGATTAAAATTAAATCTCCGTCAGAATCAAAAAGCCCCAGTTCCCGAATCGTAAATCCTCCGATTTCAGCTGGGATAAAGCATTTGTATAAGACTTCATTAGAAGCTGATGGATTAATAACTATTTGACTCTGTGTGCCTTCTTCAAAGCTCCCTGTATATTTTGCATTCACCAAGGCTGTTTGATTTTCATTCGGTTGATAATAAGAGCCGTTACTGTCACCGACCTTAAAAGTTGTAATTTCCAACGCCGTGCCTGTGGCTTCAGCTTGAGCTTTTTTCTGTTGACCTATTTGGGTTAAAATATTTGTAAAAATCTCGCTCATAATTTATCCAATCATTATTTCATTTTCTGCGTTCGTATAAGTAGCCCAATTTAAAACCGCATTGAACTGTGATTCAATACTGATTTCTTCAAGCACACTTCGCACATTTTTGTATTCTTCAATCATCTTTTTGAGATTCTCAAATACTTTTTCGTTGTATGCATAATTTTGGAGAAAAATATCTATTTTAAAGTGGAACGGGTCTCCGTCATATTCAAACCACTCTTTTATATCACCGTTGATATTTAGCGATTTTAAAACGTTAATTAGGGCATATTTGGTGCCTTTATATCGGTGAAGCTCAATCGCTTTTTTAATCAATGCACGTTTATCACTATCACTTTGGCACTGCAGCCAACCTTCATTTCCTGTTATATGATATTGCTCAGCCAAGTGCGGCAGTGCATCCGGTGGAAGATTGTCAATAATAATTATTAATAAACAATCTATGTCTATCTCCGAAAATCTTTCTCCGCAGATTTCATTAAAGGTTTTTAAATTTGCATCGTTAATCATAGCTAGACTATTCATTGGCAAATCCTCCGATAGTAATATCAAAATTTGTCAAATCTGCCCACTGATTTTCCTGAATATCAATATCATTTGGGGTGCTCAATTCAACTTTAAACACGCCATAAATATTGTTTAAAACACTTATAATCTGCGTATGAATAACATCTTTTCCTAACTTTTTCGCCAATGATTTTTTGTACTCATTCAATCTTGCGTTGATAATAGTCATAACACTTGTTTCATCAGCATCAGTGTACAAAACTATATTTGCCGTTATTTCAAACTCTATTTTTTCAGGTGATAAAACTTGGACATAATCTGTCAGGGGGCGAATTTTGTCATCGTTTAAATATTCCTGAACTATGCTTAATATTTCCTCATTTGGATTCCCCGATGAGGTAAGCGGATATATTTGTACAACTCCAGGGCTTGGCGAAAGCACTGCAATATCGATAATGCTCTGATGGGCCGATAAAGTATGATATTTATATGCCCCTCTACTTCCTGCGTTTGAAAATTTTTCAGGAGCCTGACGAATCCGTTCTCTTAAATTATCAGCATTTTCGTCATCCGCACCGCCTGCTGATATAGTAATATTTAAAACAGCAGAAATGTGTCCCAGCGGAGTAATTAAATTATTTATTGACCCGACTGCATAATCATTCCCGGCTGAGCCTGAGCTTTGACAAATAGATTCAATTTCAATATCCAATTCTCCTGCCTTTAATATTGCAGCATTTATTGTTTCAAAAATAAAAAGTCCGTCTTTAGTCTCTACTTCGGCACCTTGCGGAATTGCATAATCAAAATCCAAAGCCACATCAAGCGAGAATTTTAATACAACAGTCGCACTATCCGCTTTTAATTGCGAAACGCCGAGGGGTTCTCCGATGTGTTCTAGCATATCCAAATCCGCATAGCTTAGTAAATTTTGTTTTGCAGTTTCTTGGATTTTTATACGCAAAATATTTTCTCTATAAGCTCCAATGTCAATCATAAGGCGTTCAATTTGTGCAGGCTGTAGAGTTTTACCTGCTTTTTCCTCATAAAGGCTAATCCATTCTTGAGTGATTTTGTCCGCATCACGTTCAATAAAATTTGGTTCAGGAAGTTGTGTCATAAACTCACCTCCGCCATTGATGAAGTAGAAGTATCTTCTTTTAAGCTCCATTGAATCTTTATCTTCAACTGCGTTTGATTAATTTCTATATTTACAGAATCGATATTAACCCTCGTTTCCCAAAGATTTATCGCATCAATGACTTCTCTTGTAATGTTCGGTTTTGCGACATTTACAGGGGTATCAACGTATTTCAAAATATCCGAACCAAAAGTCGGGCGATGCGGAACAGAGCCCTTTTGTGTCGATAAAATTACGGCAATGCATTGGTTAATATCCTCAATTCCCTCAGCAACAGAGCCGATTTCATTGAGTTTATACTGCCAATCTACATATTGAATTTCTGATAATGTTGTCATTACATAGCTCCATCAGGGGCAGAAGTAGGACTGCCCATATTTCCTGTATGAGTGTGTGGGTTATAAACATCACGTATTGCCTGCATTGAAGATTTTTTGTCGGTAATATTTGCTGCAGAAGTTATTCCGTCAGTGTTTTGAATTTTGCCTGTGTTTAAAATATCTGCAACAATATTGAGCGTTTTTGCAACGATGGTCAGAATTTGAGTTTCTTTGTTGTATTCAATAAAACTGCCGTCTTCAAATTTGATAATATGCTGATCCTTTGAAATCCCCGGAACCGAATCAATTCCGGTGTAAATTGCGCCAATAATTACTCCGTCTTCTGAATCATCGTCCATAAGGCAAGCAACCTGTTCGCCGACATCGACCATCGAGTAGAATTTATCCTTGTTAGTTTTCTGTTGAAGCACAGGAAGCCAAAACGAAGTAATATCATCATCTGCAAACTGCACCCTAGCCTTTGCCGTCAGTGGGTTTATGTTTGTAACAACGCCGAATTTTAACACGATGTCACCTCCAGACTCGTTGCATATCCTGAACTGCGGTCGATTGTGTGACGTGCTTCTTTGATATGATATTTTCCTGAGAAGTAGCCCAAATCTTTCAATTCAACATTCAAACCTGCGACAAGATAAGGGTTTCCACACATATCGATTGAACCCTCGATGGTGTCTTTGCCTTTAGTAAGTGCTGCTTTCGCTTTTAATAATGCTTGCTGTTTATTTTCACAGCGAACATTAAGTTTTAAAGTGTCGCCTTTTACGCAGTTTTGATTTTTAGCAGTAGCAGTTACCTTTTTGCCTGTTTTTGGATTGTGGTAGCTGACCGTTACTGATTTATAATTTTTACTTGTTTTTTCTGACAAATTAATCCTTGTTAAATCAGTTCGGTACAAGATTTTTGCAGCATTAGCATTAACAAGTTTTTCAGTTTTATAAAAAACAAGATTGCCTTCTGCGATTTTGAAAATATATCCGTATTGCTCGGCAATCTTTTTCAAGAAAGTTAAATCTCGTTCTTGGTTTTGAGTAATACGCTCAATTTTTACATCTTCAATTGAACCCACAAGCTTAAGGCTGTGGCGTTTTGCTATTTCTGATGCAATCTGTTTTAATGTTTTATTTTCATAAGCAATAGAATTATTTTGTCTTAATGGCTTTTTAATCCCTGTTGCAATAGCTTTTACAATCAGAGTATCAGGTGGAGTTTCAAACTCAATTTCGTCAATTTCAAATAATCCGCAGTTTAGAAGTTTTTCACCTTCATAACCGATAAACAATCTGAGCGAATCACCTTTACTTGGAATCCAAGCATTTTGCCAAAGCTTTTCAGAATCCTCAAAAGTAATAGAAATTTCATCACTTTGCCCATGTTCAAAATCAGTGTATTCAATATTTACAACGTAATTTGAAACATCCTTTGTGATGTCTTTTTTATTGTATTCAATTTTGAAGATTGGTTTTAGCATTATTTAATCTCTCTTTTGGTTGGATTAAATAATTACTGAATAAACTATAAAAAAACACTTGACAAATTTAGTAAAATCGTAAATAATAATAAGTGAGTAACCTAGGATTTTCTCACTGCGATATTATTGCACAGATGCCTAGGTTTTTTGCTTATTAGATTTTGTTAAGTCATTATATAAATCAAGAAACGTTGAAGTCTTTCCTAGAATTTGCAAATTATCATTTGGCAAATAAGATATTATTTCTAATATATTATTATATAGCTCTAACGTTTTTTCTGGGGATTTAAAAATCTGTTCGTAATGAAATATGCGATTTCTGAATTTTCTTATTTTATATAATTTCTTAGAAATAAGAGCTATTTCTGGTTTTTCATTTGGGTAATTAACAAAGACTCCCTTAAAACAGCACATTCTATTCCAGATTTTAGGACTATATTTTTTCACACAAAGATTTGTCCAAAATCCAAAGTTTAAATTTGCGACAATCTTGCCAATTGTGATGTTTTTAGAAGAGGATTTGCATTCTTTTATTGTTGCTTCATAGGCATTGACTAATAATTGATAATCGGATTTTTCTAAAAATACATTGTTTTTTAGTTCTTCTTCTATCCAAGTTTCAGAAATATATATTTTCAAAATTGTGTCAATAGCATTTCTTAAAATTATTTCTAATGTGCATAAAGCAGGATAAAGAGCTTGGGATATTTTCATATTGTCAACATAATGATTGGTAACATCTTCTATTGTATCCTGTTCTGAATAAATAAAAGACTTTAGCCTTTCAACACTATATGTTGCAGTATATTTTTCAATATCTTTTTGATCAATCATGACTAAATTGTACAACAAATAAGTTTTTCAGTAATTATTTAATTTTCAATGTACATAGATTTTAAGGAGTTACTTTCTCCAGGGTGGTAGTTCAAAAGTGATTTCGTTATTTGCATCAAGCACCGGGATTTTCAGCTTTATACCGGATTCAAGAGTTGGGGTAATTGGGACTGAGGGGTTTGCCTGAATGATTACTTCATACTTGGTTGCATCCTGATAAAATTTGTATGCAATCGCATCCCATCGGTCATTGTCTTTTGTAATGTAGGAGTAGAATTCCGTCATTTCTTTTTCATTCCTCCCTGCTTTTGCTTTTTGTCAGGAATTTTGCCAGTATATTCCCGAAGCTTCAAATCGACCTGTACTGAAATCAAATCGCCTTCTTTACTTGTCTGTTCGGTTGTAGAAATAATTTCAGACAAAACAAAAACACCCACATACTCGCCGTTTCCTTTTATAAATTTCAGCGGTTCAGCTTTATTTGCAACAGTTTTTAATTTTTTAATTTCATCTTCAGGGACACAAAAAGAGTTATGAAAATTGAGCTTGATATTCTGCTCTTGCAAATTCAAACCCATAAACTGCAAAACAGGCTTGTTGTTAATCCGCTCATGTTCAGCGTAATTATACGAAACGGTTTCTTCGATGCCGTTAAAGTATGTTATCAATTCAAATTGAATATCGCCAAGTTGTGCAAACATCAGTAAGCAAGCCTCATTTTTCTTTCATTTTCTTTTCTTACCATCGTGAGAATTTCTTCTTTATGTTTTTTGAGCAGTGCAAGAAAATCATCTTTTACACCCTGTTTTGCACCTGACATTGTAATAATAGGGTTGTAGTGGATGACTGTTGAGCCGCTGCCGGAGTTTACTCCTCTTGATTGGGCTTTTAAGGGGAGGGATTTGAAGCTCAATGCCTTATTCATCGCAGCAACAATTGGCAACGGTTTTATTGCAGATGCAATAGTTTCTGAAATTTTAACTTTGTGCAAATCTTTCAATGGACCTGTTTTAGCAGGAGAATGTGGTAAGTGGTCCCTGATAATTTGAGCATGTTTATTTATTGCCGCTTGTGTTTTGCCAGTTTTACTTAAAAGTCCGAATGTTAACATATCGCCGATTTTTGCCCCAAACTCGAACGATTTTTGAACAAGGCTTGCAAGTTTTAGAATGATATTGGCAAGGGCTTTGCCGAATTTCACACCCATTTTTTCTGCTGCACCTCCGACATCATCAACAGGAGTAAATAACTTTTTAAGCCAATCAAACACGGCTTTTATAGGCTTTGTTATTGGTTCAAGCGCTTGTGCTAATTTATTAAATACAGGCATTAAAGGTGCCAGACCTTCTTTTAAACCCTGAAAAACACCTTTGAAAAATCCTGTAATCGGCTTCCAATATTTGTAAATTACAAAAGCAACGCCTGCGATTGCAAGTGCAATCCAGCCCAAAGGAGAAGTCAGAAGAGTCAATGAAAACGCACGGAATGAAACTATTGCGGTTCTAATCATTGATGGGATTGATAAAAAACCTGATTTAAAAGATTTTAAACTGTTCATAAAATTCGCAGGAATAGCTTTAACAGAATTTGTCGTCCAATCTTTTAAAGCTATTGTTGATTTCAAAATATTAGAAGGAAGATTTTTAAAAGAATTTCTCAGGCCATTATCAATTCTTCTAACATCTGCACCAAAACCTAAAAGAACGTGTTTTGGTAAATCTAAGCCTAATTTGTTTCCTGCTTTAAATATGTTAAAAGCATTGTTTAAGCTGTGAGAAGAGGAATTCAATCCCATAAATTCTAAAAGAGCTACGGAGTTTTTTATTAAAACAGGAGTCAGGTCTCGTGCTTTTTCCAAAAAAGTTCCATAAAAGCCAATGAGTTTTCCGGTTAATACCGTACCTGCACCAAGCAAAGTAAGTGCAAGTCCTGCACCGATTGTGCCGATAACCATATTGAACAATCCTTTTTGCATTGCAGGATTAGAATTAATCTTGGTTAAAAGGTCGTTCAAGGCTTTTAACGGCGCATGAAGATTAGGGAATACAAGCTCTTTAATATTGATTCTAAGCTGTTTCCACTGTTCATTTGTAGTCGTCATCATATTGGTAAAATCGCTGTCGATAATACCTGAAGCGCCAAGAGCTGATGCTTTAATCCGTTTATATTCATCCAAATTCTGGAGCATCGGTTTTATAAAAGACAAAACCTGTTTATCCTGGAACACTTCCGATACTTTAAAAATATCACCTTTGCTTGCTTTGTTCATAACTTCCAAAACTTCAAGTATCGGGTCTTTACCTTGTTTGGCCGCATCTACCAAAACATTTTTTAAGTTGATACCGAATGTATCTTTGAAGTTTTTAACAGCAAGCGGAGATGTTACTTTTTGAATAAAGTTTTCCAAGTTGTTTGCCGCTTCAGATGCATCGCCTGCACCTTTCATCGCAATTTGAAGAGCCGCACCAAGTGATGCAACCGCAGGAACACCTTTCATTCCGAGCATACTTGCACCTGCCGTTAAACTTGGAAAAGCTGATGCCATATCTTTTAATTCAAAACGCCCCTCTTTTCCTGATTGAGCAAGAATATCCATGGATTTGGAAAGGTCATTAATCGGAACTTTTAAATTGTCCGACACAGAAAAAGCAGTTTTAGAAATATCAATAATCGCCGCTTGCTCTGCTGTTGCAGTTTTGCCGATTACATTCATATAATCAAGTGCTTTTGTGGGATCAACACCGGATGCGACAAGAACATTCAAACCCTCAATAATTTCAGGGCGGTATTGGTTTGTGTATTTTGAAATTTGCCCCAGTTTTTCATCCATATTAGCAATTTGTTTTGCCGTTAATTCGCCAACATTTCCAAGTTCTCTGAGTCTGTGCTCCATTTCAAAAGCTTCTTGGATAGCATCTGTCATACCTAATTGATGAGCGATTCCAACACCTGCAGCAGTAAGTCCTGCACCTGCGGTTGCAATCTTTTTGCCCATTTCATCAAACATTCTTGAGGTTTCTTTTATTTCATTTTGGAGTTTTTGAAATTCCGTTTCGGATTTTTTTACAGCATCTTTGATTACCCTCGACATTTTATCGATGGCGACAAGCGTTAATGAAATTTTCATCATATTGTCTATCATTGATTTTCAAACATTTCCTCTATATTGTCAGAGTGCTTTTGGCTATATTTCATAGCTTCAAGCACCCAAAACTCTAACGTATCCAGGGGCATTTCCTTTAAATCTGAATAACTCCACCCGGTTATTTTTGAAAGATGGATTATGCATTCTGCACTGATGGCTGCAACTTCCCCGAAATAGCACCTTGAAGGTTGACTACATCTTCAATCGGCAGTTCTAAAATGTCCTCGTAAACAAGGAAATTGCCGTCAATTTCGCAAAGTTCTGCAATCAAAGCGTATGGGATTTCATCCGAAGTTTTTGCTTTTTTCTGCGCATTCAAAAGGTCAAGCCCTTTGCCGTCCTTAACTATTGCGATTTTGCCGTCTGATAATGTTAATTCTTTTGTCATTTTGTAGTCCTTTCTATTGAAATATTTTTTGTAAATGGTAAATAACTAATAAGGAGAAAATTATGAGTGATGTAGAAAAATTATTAATGTCCGCTTTGGAGCAATTGCGCGAAGATGATAATATTAAAGAATTTGTATCAACTTTAAAAACAGTTGTTAATCAAAAAGGTGGAGTTACTAAATTAGCAAAAGAAACTAATATAAATCGCCAAGTGCTATATAGGATTTTTTCTTTTCGTAAACCGCTTTGCCTCGATATATTAATGATGATTTTAGGGGCTTGGGGATTAACAATCGGTATTAAACATTTCAAGTGTACATAATTACGCTCCTATATTCTTCTTAAATGTTTCTAACATATCGACTAGGTTTACTTTGTAGATGTTTTCAAGGACATCTATTTCAAAGATTTCCACTTTGTTTACCACTAATTTTGCGTAGGTAACCGACATTGTGGTTTCGTATTCTGCGTTGTCGTGTGGTTTGATAGTACCAAGCGGAAACTCTTTAAAAGTTCCGATGATAAAAGCAGTTGCTGGGACTTCTTCAATTCGACCTTGTCCGTTATAGGTTTCAAGTGAAGCCCTGACCTGAATCATCGCTGCAGTAAAAGGAGTTGCAGCAGCAAGCAAAACTTCAGGATAAAGTGCGTTCCACTTAATTTTGCACTCCAATTTTTCTATCCCTGAAAAGAATTCAGCCGAGCCAACCATACCAAGTGCTTTATGCTCTGCCATTTTGTGCTTAATCTGCGGAAGCTGAACTTCTTCTGCTCGGCCCAAAAGGTTTACACCGTTCATATAAACATTGGCGTTGGTTAATTTATTAATTTTTATCTTGCTCATGTTATTTTCCTTTTTGGTATAGACCACACTCGCCTATTGCAATGTCTGAGTAGTGGAGTATTACTATTTCTTGGCTGATGGCTTGGATTAGTGGGCATTTTGTAGCGTTTTTGCATCTCTGGCAGAGGTCATAGTCTTCGCAAAATATGCTGAGTCGCCCTTGCTTATTGATTTCTGCTCGCATTACGTTCCAAGCGATTTTAAAAGCTCAATATCAATGAAGCTTTCAAAAGTAATTCGCTCCGCAGGAGTCGGAGGCATAAACTCAACATCAAAGAGTAAATGTCCGTTTGCGATTTCTGTCACGGGGTTTTTGTCAGGGTTGTAGTAGCATTTGCCATCAATTAATGCACCACGCCCGATTAAGGTTCTAATAAAAGCATTCACTGATTCTGAAATAGAATCGATTAAGCCGTTATCAATAGGGAAATCGATAAATTGTAGCATTGAGTATTCAACACTTTCATGGAGAATATCCGCTGTTCGTCTGACATTGATAAAGTTTGTCGGATGAGTCGATGCAGGGAATGCCGCAGAACGGTTGCCCCAAGTTCTGAATCCAGAGCCATACGAATTGAAAACGGTAACAATTCCTGCTTCATTTAAGGTGTTAACCTCGCTTGTCGGGTCATTTATCATTGAAGTTAGCTGCTTTTCAACACCCACAATTCCGTTGATTTCAGTATTTGAAGGTGACCAGTGATAGCCTTTGTTGACATCCTTTGCTGCGATAACACCTGCAAGTCTTTGAGAATAAGGTTGTAAAATGTTTGTATCTAGTTCTGAATCGTAGACTTTTAAATGAGGATAGCAAAGAATTACTCTATCAGAGGAAGTGTTGAAGTTGATTGTGCCTTCCGGTCCTCTTCCGGTAATAGCTTCTTGAACGGTCGTGCCGATTGGAGCATCTACCAAGCCGATTGCTCTGATTTTGTCACAGATAGCTTTCATCTGAGATACAACTGCTGTTTCTTCGCAAAATACAGGAGCGATAATTGTTTTTGGAAAGTATCCAAAAAGCGAGTAGCAATCTTCAAAGGCTTTCATACCTTTTCTTTTGCCTGTAAGAGTATCGACTCCTCCGTTAATGTCGCCGATAGTTACATCAGAAACGCTTTGATGTTTCGCAGGATCAAAGACGTTTATAACAATTACAACACCTGCACCCTGGTCGAAAATTGATTGCAGGGCTTGAGGAATTGTATAGCCTGAAGTCTGTTCTCCAAAATATTTAACCGCATCAATTTCATTTAAAATCAAAGTCGGTTCGTTTATAGTTCTATATTCTGCTGCCACCGATGAAATCGGAGCAGTTCCTACAAGTCCAACAATCGCAGTTTTAACTGTTTTTATCGTTCTTGCACCCTTTTGTATTTCTACGGTTTCAACACCATGTAAAAAACTAGCCGGCATTTATACCTCCTTCTTCTAAATCTTCAACGCTTGGAGTAGTAAGCGTAAATGTGATTTCGTACTGCCAAATACCACTAATCTCAGACAAAAAGCCCTCTTTTACAGGGGTTAATTTTGAACAACCTACCATTTTATATCCGCATAATACCTGTTTAATTTTGTCTAAAATTTCATAAGCACCGTTGTTGGAGCGGAGGTTACGAGTGACAATAGTTAAGGCAAAGTCCATTTTTTTATCCTGAGAAATAAAGCCAAGAGCATCTGTAGTTGAATAATTTCCGCCACGGTAATGAACGAGAATTGCACCTACAGGATGAAGCAAAGTAAATTCCTGCGGTTTTTCAGGGAAGCCCTGAACAAGCAGGTTGGAAAAATTTGGTTTTAATTTTTCAATTATGGAATTTTCGATTTCACTAATATTCACTTAGTCGTCCTTTGTTGAATAATCTGTCTAACTCGGTTTTATTCGTGCGATATTGACCGTTTTGCAAAGTTTGATTGTCTTGGGTTTCAAGAGTAATGATTCCTTTTTGCAAATTTTCAAGAGTTTTAATTGCATTTTTGTACGCATCGCAAACCACTTCAGGAATTTCTGTCATAATCCTGCGAGAATAAAGCCTGTAAATACTCAAATCCATTGCTACTACTCGAAGTAAAGGAAAGTGGGTATTGAGAGGTAAGTTGTATCTTCCTCTCAAATACCCATCGATTAGGGTTGAGGAGTAGAGTATGGCTTCCTCACAAACAACTGTTCCAATGGTGTTTTGTTCGCAGTTGTCGTTCGTCAGCTGGATTAGGGGTTCTTTTCCAAGTTGTATTTCAATGTCTTCAGCGGTGCAGTAAAACATTAAATACCTCTTACGATTCTAATAATTTCGCCTTCTGCTGATGCTGCATCTTGAGCATAGCCGTTTATTTTTTGAGCTTCTAAAGCTACAATTGCTCTGCCTGATGCGTCTGAAGTTATTGCTGTACCTTGAGTGATTGTTCCACCTGCTTCAACAAGCAAAATTCCTATAACTCCGATTGGAGCTTGTTGGTCTGCATCGGTTTCAACATCACAAATGCCGAGGGCTTTTGCTCCTGCAACACATATTCCGCCGTCAAATCCGACAAATCTTTGTTTTGGCAAATTGGTTGATGCTTTTATTGAGTCAATTAATAGAGGTTTGTATAATTTTTGTGCCATTATTTATCACCTCCGTTTGTTTCAGTAGAATCAGTACCGTCAGTTGTTTCGGTTGTGGATTCATCCTTTGTTTCGGTTGTAGTTTCGTCTTTAACTCCGTCCGCCGTTGCTGTAGTTTCAGCATCAGCTTTAGCCTTGGCTGTTGTTTTAGTTTTTGCAGTAGTTGAAGTTTTTGTAGTTGTTTTTGTTGAAGTATCAGCTTCTTCTTCAATCAGAGTCAAGATATCTTCAAGTTTTTTGCCTTTATCTTCGTCAAGTTCAATGACCTCACCGATTTTATAAGTCTTGCCATTGTGAAGAAGGTTGGTATTTTTAACCGTATATTTTTTCTTAGCCATTATTTGCTCCTTTTGTTAAATCAACTGCGTTTGAAATCAAATACCCTGCTTCGGCACCAACAAGAAAAGGAGTATAAATATCTGTAGCCCTGATATATTTGACTTTGTTGCCTTCTTTTTTGTATTCATCAATTTGAAGTGCATCTTTTTTGCGAACCGTATATGCAAATGCAGGGTCGTATTCAGTTCGGGAGCTTAAATTCGGAACATAAGCCAAGACAATGTTATTGCCCCAAACTCGAGTAAATTTCTTATCCACACCTTCAAATATTGATTTACCGATTACAATGTTTTCGATTTCAAAAAATTCTTTTAACAGGTTAAGAGTGACGATTTTGTTTTGGTTATCAGAAATCATTGTTCTTAACTGCGTATGTCTTTTTAGTTTTTTCCAAACGTCTTGACCAATAACCATAGTGTTAGGGTCTTGACCGATTTTGTCGCTTATCGCATCTTTTGCATCATCAATTACTCCGACAGGGTCAGATGTATCATTAGAAAACTGGCTTGTACCTGAGAGAATAATTTTGTTATCAGAGGAATAACTATCCAAATTTTGAACCAGGTCAGCACATTGCTTTTCGTGTTTTAGCTTTAATCCTTGAGTTACAACGTTTGTGGCGTGAACTTGCAGTTTAACTTTTTTAGCCGCTTCTTCTTCCTCTCGATAATCAACCGGATAAGCAAGGTCGTGCTCTGTTAAAGTGGTCGTATGTTTTGTAAAACCTTTTGGGCTGATTACGTTTGAATTGGCTCTGATAGCACGTTCTGTATCGTACATTTGAAAAGCTTCTTTGTTAAATTCAAAGATATCAATCTTTTCAAGTTCGGATTCTATGGTAGGAAACAGACTTTCTGCAATAAATGCATTATTACTGTAACCTCTTGCTACCTCAGAGAGGTATGCGTTAATTCGTAGCTCTTCTAAGCGTCCCATCTATATCTCCTTTATTTTCAATAGTGCGTCTTTAAAGGAGATATTCTCTTTTTTAGCAAGAGCTTTAGCCTGTTTGTATATCTCCACACTTTCCTCATCTGCATCTGCGTACTTTTCTTCATCAACTTTTGTAGTCGATTTTTTCTTTGTAGCAACTTCGCTAAACTCAATCTGTTTAGGCATTGCAGTGATTAAAGTTTTAAAATCGTGGATGCTGTTGGATGCGTCATCAAACTTTTTAACATTGTCCAAATCGCATAAAATAGAAAAAACAGCATCTTTCTGAGCAGGGATCAAAGTCCCTGTTTCAATCTGTTTATCAATAAATTCGTTAAAATCCTTGGTTCTGAGATTGTCCTTGATATCTTTCAATTCTTTTGCAAGTTCGTCTTTACCTGCTGCATCATCTCTGAATTTAGCAAGCTGAATAGTCAAATCTTTAACCTGAGATTTTAAGTCCTTAATTTCTGTATTCTTTTTTGCTTTTTCTTTAAAATCGGCGACCTGCTTTGTTAAATCATTAATAGTTGCCTTTAATATTTCTGTGTCTTCATCTTCTTCGCTGTCTTCGATTACAGTTTCAAAAATATATGTATCAGATTCGCCGTCTTTAAATTCGACAGCTTTCATTCCTTTTACTTGAGGGATACTTGCTCCCAAAAAAGAAACAGCCTTCAAATATGGCTTTTTACCCTCTAACTCTCTGTAAATTTCAATAGAGATTTTTTTGTATTTTCCCTGATTTACAAATTCTTTAAGGTCATCTGATAAATCTTTAAACGTGGCTTTTAATACTCCGCCTTCTTCTTTAAGGTTTTCAACCCAACCGTATGCCGGTCCCTTTTGTTCATGGTCAAGTGTAATCGGAGCTTCGCAAAAACTCGGGTCATAGTTTTTTGCAAGTTCTTCAACTTCGGCTTTAGTAAATTTCCCCTGAGGATAATTACCTGCCTTAAATACTTCAAAAAATTTCATTTAGTTTCTCCATCGGTTTTGTGCATTTAGAAAAATATTTTTGTATGTTCGCAGTATAAGCTCTCTTTTTGCACACTCTCAAATGTGTTTGGGCAGTTCTTTTTTGACTGTGCAAGTCCACTGCAAAAGAGAGTGCCCACGAGAATTTGAAGTGCAATTGAGCGATGCGGTATCGTGAACAATAAAAGAGCCGTAGAGCTCGTTTTCTTTTTGGGGGAATACCTCAAAAGTCAGCATAGAAAGGATAAACTGTGGAACTATCTTTATTATTAAAACTTTTTGAAAGTATCGGCTTCCCTGCCGTTATTTTTGTTATTTGGTATGTCTACCACAATGCACAGGTCAAAACTTTTGAAAAAATTATTTCAAATAATTTTGAAATCCTGAAAGATTTGGTTGAAACCAACCAGTACAATGCGACAGTTTTATCTAGAATCGAAAGTAAAATTGACGGCAATCTTTGGTGTCCTATTTTAAAAAGGGAGATTTCAAAATGAATATTGAAAGAATTCAGCTAAAAGGGCAACTCTCAGAAGCCAAGTCTAAATACAGAAATCTCGATGTGGAAGCAGCGGCACTTATTCTTTTAATCCGGTCTTTGTTGAATCCGTATGAGGATGACACAACAAAGCAAGAAACAGAAAAAGCCCTTGTTTCCTTAACTCGCTTAAATGAAATAGTCACAGAACTCAGAAGATTAAAAAAGAAAATTTCTGACTTGGAGGACTATTTTGGCTAAGAAGGAAGTTTTGTTAGAAAACGCTCAAAGACTTTATGTCATTGAACAGATGACTATTGACGAAGTCGCTCGTAAAATGGAAGTGAATGAGCGGACAATCCGCCGTTGGAAAACCGAACATAATTGGGACTTAAAAAAAGAGCAATATATAAAAACAAAACAGATGTTCCATGAGGAATTGTACAATTTTGCACGCAAATTAATGATTTCCATTGAATATGATATGGAAAACAATGAAAAGGTTGATCCCGGCAGGATGTTTGCTTTTACAAAAATGCTTCCACTAATTACAAAAATCAAAGAATATGAAGATGAAGTTTCTAAAAAAGGAACTGAGGATACAGGTTCAAAAGAGCTTTCGCCTGAATTTATGAAAACCATAAATGAAGAATTTTTGGGGATAAAAAGCTATGAGCAATAAATATTTTTTACCCTATCAAATGCGTTGGCTTGACGATAATTCCAAGATAAAAATATGGGAGAAATCTCGCCGTATCGGTGCGACCTATGTTCAAAGTTTTGAAGATGTAAGCGATTGCATTAACAAAAAAGTCCCTGCCGTTTGGTTTTCTTCGGCTGATGAATCTGCTGCGAAAGAATATATCGATTACTGCGAAAAGTGGGTTAAATTTTTCCACGCAGTTGCTCAAAGCAGGGGCGAAATTGTTATAGATTCTGAAAAAGATATAAAAGCACTTGTTATTGAATTTAAAAACGGCACAAAAATCCACGCATTATCTTCAAATCCAAAAGGCTTCCGCTCAAAAGGCGGAAAGGTTATTCTTGATGAATTTGCTTTTCATAATAATCCTGAAGAACTTTGGAAAGCGGCTCGACCTTGTATTACGTGGGGTTTCCCTCTAAGGATTTTATCCACTCATAACGGGCAAAGCTGTTTGTATTATAAATTTATCGAACAGGTGCAAAAGGGCAAATTAAATTGGAGTCATCACAAAACACCAATTCAAGTTGCTGTATCTGAAGGCTTGGTTGATAAAATTATGCAAAGAAAAACCACCCCTCAAGAACAAGAAGAGTGGTTGCAGAATGAACGGGACAACTGTTTTGATGAATACACCTGGTTACAAGAATACTGCTGTGTTGCCGTTGATGAAGCCTGTGCGTTTTTGCCGTATGACTTAATCGTTACTTGCGAATTGGACGATATCTTAAAAGCCTTAAGCGATACTCAAAACGACCTGTTTGTAGGGATGGATGTCGGCAGAAAAAAAGATTTAACAGTTATTTGGGTATTAGAAAAATTTGAAAATATTTTATACACAAGATGTGTTATCGAACTTGCAAAAATGCCGTTTCACAAGCAAGAAGAAGTTTTATCAGGAGTTTTAACCTGCCGAAATTTCAGAAGATGTTGCCCTGATTCAACAGGAATAGGAATGCAATTAAGCGAAAACGCTCAACGTAAATTCGGTCAATATCGGGTAGAGCCTATTATGTTCACTAATCGAATAAAGGAAGAACTGGCTTATACGCTTCGAACCCATTTTGAAAACAGGACTGTTTTTATCCCAAAACAGCACGAAATTAGAGAAGACTTGCACTCCGTCAGAAGAATAACAACAGCTGCAAACAATATCCGCTTTGATGCCGACCATTCCGACAACGGACACGCAGACAGATTTTGGGCTTTAGCACTTGCCCTGCATGCAGCCGGCAACGGCTCCGGTGAAATCCATATTTCAACACGCAAAAAAATGGAAACCTTAAAAATGACAGACGGCTTTTAAGCGACCGTTTTTAATTTTTACCACCCCAATACACCTAACCCGCATTAAAAAACGTTTTTAAAACACGTTAAAAGGGTTTTAAAAATGGTTTTGACTAACTTCATAAAGGATTTTTTATGCCAAACAAATTATCAGACGAAATTGCAACACGAAAACGGAGCCTGAATTTTTATTCTTTAGGCTCATATTTGCCCGATCCCGATATAGTTTTGAGAAAACAGGGCAAAGATATCAAAGTTTATAAAGAACTAATGTGCGATGCTCACGTTTTTGCCTGCGTACAATCTCGTAAATCAGGGGTTATGTCGCTTGAATGGGAGATAAAAAACGAATCAGAAAAGGACGAAACTACAGAAAAGCTCGGAAAACTTTTAAATAAACTAGATATTTATAAGTTGATTAACGACATTTTGGAGGCAACTTTATTCGGGTTTCAGCCGATTGAAATAATTTGGGGCAAGGTTGATAACCTTATTTTACCTATCGAATTAAAGTCAAAACCGCCTGAATGGTTCTGTTTTGATGATGACAACCAATTAAAATTCAGAACAAAAGAACATTACTACGGAGAAGAACTTCCTCCTAAAAAGTTTTTGTGTCCGCAATCCAATCCTAGCTACGAAAACCCATACGGAGAAAGAACTTTATCAAGAGTGTTCTGGCCCGTCACTTTTAAAAAAGGTGGATTGAAATTTTGGGTTATCTTCACAGAAAAATACGGAATTCCAAATCTTGTAGGTAAACACCCCCGTGGGGCAAGTAAAGAAGAAACCGACAAACTTGCTGATTTGCTTGAAGATATGGTGCAAGATGCGGTAGCCGTAATCCCCGATGATAGCTCTGTAGAAATTCAGGAAGCAAACAAATCTTCCTCTGCCGAAATCTTTGAAAAGCTGATTGATAAAATGAACGCAGAGATTTCAAAAGCAATCTTGGGGCAAACTTTGACAACGGAAATAGGTGCGAACGGAAGTTATGCAGCATCAAACACGCACTTTGCGGTTCGTCAGGACATTATTGATTCTGACAGAAAACTTGTTGAAAAAACTATTAACCAACTCCTGCAATGGATTTATGAAATCAATTTTACTAATCAGGATGTACCTGTTTTTGAAATGTATCAGGAAGAAGATGTCGATTTAACTTTGGCACAGCGAGATAAAATCATTTCAGAATGCGGAGTTAAATTCACCAAAGAATATTTTATCAAGGCTTTTGGCTATGATGCTGAAGATTTTGAAATTATAGAAAATGCCACATCCGATTCTCAATTTTCACAATTTAAGGAAGAGCCTGAAATAGAGGGACAAATTCAGATTGATGAATTGTTTAAATTTCTTTCTGAAACAGAATTGAGTTCGCAGGCTCAAAAGATGTTGAATCCTTTAATTTCACTTCTTGAAAATTGCGAAAGTTTTGAAGAAGCAAAAGAACTTTTGACAGATAAAAACTTTAAAAGTAAGCAGTTTGAACAATCTCTTCAAAAGGCACTTTTCTTGTGCGAACTGCAAGGGAGGTCTGATGGACTTGACGAATAATTCTGATAACACAAAAAAAATAAAATTCCTTGATGTATTTTCCGGCATAGGCGGTTTTAAAATTGCGCTTGAAAATGTCGGATTTGAAGGCATCGGATTTTGTGACAACGATAAATACGCCGTCCAATTATATTTGGCGTATCACAGCAAAGATAATGAGGTTTACTATGACGATGTACGAACAATCGATACCAACCAACTCCCTGACTTTGATATCCTTTGTGCAGGATTTCCTTGCCAATCTTTTTCAATTGCAGGTAAAAGACGAGGATTTGACGACACCAGAGGCACACTCTTTTTTGAAGTCGCACGGATTTTATCCGACAAAAAGCCCAAATACTTTATTCTCGAAAACGTTAAAGGGCTACTTAACCACGACTCTGGACGAACTTTCAGAACTATCATTAAAGTTCTCACCGACCTTGGGTATAGCGTGCAATGGCAAGTTCTTAATTCTAAGTTCTTCGGAGTTCCTCAAAACAGGGAAAGAGTGTACATTGTCGGATGTCTTGGAACAGAATGTATCGGAAAAATATTTCCTATCACCGGAATCGCAGAAGAGAATATTAGCGAAATCCGAAAACATCCGCTGAGTACAAAAACATCACAGGGCGACCGAGTTTACGAAACTGACGGCTTAAGCACCTGCTTGACTTCAAACGGCGGTGGCTTGGGCGGTAAGACAGGTTTGTATTTCATTAATAAACCTAGATTTGATAAATACAAAGCTTCAAATATTGTTGAAACTTTGAAAGTTGGTGGCGATACTCCGTTAATGCGGATAAAAAATGGTACTAAAAAAGGCTACGATGAAGCTACAATCGGCGATGGTATCAATCTTGCATTCCCAAATTCAAAGACCAGAAGAGGCAGAGTCGGCAAACAAGTTTCTCAAACCTTAGACACCCACTGCAATATGGGAACGATTGACGATGATTTCAGGATAAGAAGGTTAACCCCTACTGAATGTTTCAGGCTTCAGGGTTTTCCTGATGCAATGGTACAGCAAGCAAGAGAACTAGGGATTTCAGATTCTCAGCTTTACAAAATGGCAGGAAATGCAGTTACTGTAAATGTCGCTCAAGCTGTCGCACAAAAGATTTGGGAGGTTGAATATGGATCTTAAAGCCTTATTTAAACTCTCTCCTGCTGCTGCGATTAAATACTTCAAAGGCAAAGAAAACAAATTAACTTGGGATTGGTACGAACTTTGGCAAGATGCACACAAAAAATCTTTCACCGTAGCAAAAGCTATGAGAGAAGATATTTTAAAGGATGTTCGCTCTGCTCTTGAAAAAGCACTTGAAGAGGGGCAAACTTTTCAATCTTTCCAAAAAGAATTAAAACCAACTTTGCAGAAAAAAGGTTGGTGGGGCGAACAATTTATCGGCGACTCTCAAGGAAATATCGAAAAAGTACAACTCGGTTCAATGTATCGGCTAAAAACAATTTATTCCGTAAATATGCAAACCGCATATCAAACAGGACGGTATAAGACTCAGTTTGATAACGCTGACAATCGACCGTATTGGGAATATGTCTCGGTTTTAGACCAACGTACACGCCCTGAACACGCACAATTAAGCGGACTTGTTTTTAGATATGACGACCCGTTTTGGAGCTCATTTTATCCCCCGAACGGTTGGCGATGTCGTTGCAGAGTGAGGGCTTTAGCCGATTACAACTTGAAAGAGAAAAAATTATCCGTTGATGATTCGGATGGCAGATTATCTGAAGAAAAACAGCTTGTTTCCAAAAAATCGGGCAATTACATGCCTGTAACCGTCTACTCTGATCCTCTGACAGGTAAGAAAATTGCACCCGATGTTGGGTGGTCGCATAATCCAGCGAACGGATTGGTAAAAAAGAATTAAAAGAAATTTAAAGCACATTTAAAAGGAGTTTAAAATGACTATTGATACAAAACATTTATTAAATTGGGTCGGTGGAAAAAGATTGCTAAGAAAAACAATCGCACCACTTATCCCGACTGACATCAAATCCTACGTTGAACCGTTCGGCGGTGGCGGTTGGGTTCTATTTTACAAACCTCGCTGGGCAGATTTGGAGATTTACAACGACTTAGACGGTAGGCTTGTAAACCTTTTCAGGATTGTAAAATACCATCCTGAAGCATTAAAAGAGGAGCTTAGATACTTGCTTGGCTCTCGTGAAATGTTCGTTCAGTTTTTGAAATCAAAACCTTATACCGACATCCAAAAGGCAGTCCAATTCTTATTTTTAATCACACGCTCCTTTGGTGGCAGAGGTGAAACATTTGGCACGGTCAAAAAGTCTTCAGGCGGAGCAAGCAAAAGTCAGACAAATATTTTGTTTAAAATTGATGCAATCCACAAACGCTTGGACAAAGTTTTGGTTGAAAACAGGGACTTTGAAAAACTGATTAAACAGTATGACCACGAAGATGCATTTTTCTATTGTGACCCACCTTATACCTGCGGATGCGGATATGAAGTAACCACCACAGAAGGCTTTGCACATGAAAAGTTGCGAGATACTTTGAAAAATATTCAGGGTAGATTTTTACTTTCCTATGATGATTGCCCAAAAATCCGAGAGCTGTACAAAGACTTTGAAATGATTGCAGTAGAAAGGTTAAATGGCATTAATAATAAATCAGGCGACAGAAAAAATAAAATGTTCAAGGAACTTTTGATTGCGAATTATCCAATCCAGGACCTACACGAAAATGGCTGATAATATTGAAATCAGAATTGACAATAAAGCTGTGGAAGAAGCCCTTTTGAAAGTTGCAAGTAAATGTGAAGACTTGCGTCCCTTGATGAAAAATATTGCAGGTATTATGGCTGATGCCGTTGAAGAAAACTTTGAACAAGAAGGCAGACCTGCCAAATGGCAAGAATTGGCTGAATCCACAATCAAAAAACGAAAGAAAACAAATCACTGGCCCGGCAGAATTTTGCAGGTAGAAGGGCAACTGGCAACATCTATTACAACGCAGTACGACAGCGAAAGTGCTGTTATCGGTTCAAATTTAGAATACGCAGCAATTCATCAACTCGGCGGCAAAGCTGGCAAAGGCAAAAACACAAAAATACCCTCTAGACCTTATTTGAATTTGACAGAATCTGAATACACGGAAATTATTGAAGAAACAAAACAGAATTTATTTTAGCTTATATCTAGATATATAATAAATTCATAAAAAGAATTTTCCTTACTTGCTTCAATATTAAATTTATCTAATTTTGTAGTAAATGTCTCATTTCTTTTTATTTTATATAATATGCCATTAATATTATCAGATTTAAAAACCTCATTTAATAATAATTTTATACTATTATAGTAATCATTTTTTGTATTATTTTTTTCATCTTCAAATAAAAGCTTTATATAGGATAATCTAATTCTGTTAACTTCTTGATTATTTCCTTCTAATTTATAAGCCATATTTTGGGTATGAGCTTCTCCATAAAAACTACCATAACCTTCATCATAATTCACAAAATTATATTTATTAACATTAATATTGTAGTTTTTTAGTAAATACATGAATTTATTCGGATCTAAGCCTTTACAATTAGGACCATATGATATTCTCTTTTCATTTTCAATGAATTTTGTTAAAAATAAATTTACATCATTAAAGGTATGAATTTCATCCTCTAAAAGCAAACAATTCAATATATTATTTAATCTTTCAAAATTAATCCCTGAAAATAAAAATAATTTTATTTTCAAATATAATATTGTAAATTTGGGAATTTGAGAATTATAAAATACTCTTTTATATTCATATTTATATGCAGAGAAAAATCTAACAATAAATGCCAATGGAATAAAACATAATGTAAAGACTATTGGGAGAGCTATTTGTAGAATAAAAAATTTAGATAGAATTTCATTACAATGAATATAAATCAAGTCAATAAAAAATATTAATACCCCAATACCTAAAAAAATATTAATACCGTCGAATAGTTTTTTAATTGGCATTAATTCATTATTTTTTTCTGTAATTATATTGAAAATTGCAAGAATAAAAACAACTGGTATAATTACAAAAAACTCAATTAAAAAATTAAAGGTATAAGTATTAATAATTAACTCGAGAAATATTAAAATTTTAAAATTATTTAAAAATATGTTTTTTATATCGCCAAAAACATTGTTTGGATCCCCTTGATAATTACACAATAATATTCCTGTAAATAAAAACCATAAAATGGTGTCCTTAAGATATAAATAAGACCACAAATCTTTAGAATATAAAATAAAACAAATTGAACTTAGATATAATATCAATAAAAGAACTTGTGGGCAGGTTAATATTTTGAAACAAGTTTTTATCACTTGATAAAATTGAGGGATAGTTTTTGAAAAACAAATTAATATTAAAAACCAAAGAATTATAGCCCATTCTCTTGTTGACAAAAAATTAAAAAAGAAAGCCACAAGATTATTTGTCATTAACTAATTATGCCTTCTCTTTTTAACATTTTTTGCAAAGCATAAAAAGTTTCATGAATTTCATTATCACTAAACTCTATGTATTGAAGACCATCTATATTTGTAAATGATTCAACGTTCTTTTGTTTCAAAATAGCCACTTTTTCAAACCCTAACTTACCCTGAAAAAAGCCTATCTCATGTATTACATTTTGTCTCGCTCTAATCTTTTCTTCTTTTGTTTCATCTTCCGCTGTCATTACGATAATCGCAAAAGTTGCTTCTTTTCTGAAATCTCTTAAAGCATCCCCGATGAATCTTCCAACTTGAGATTTTTTTTCAAAATAAATATTATTAGAAAATCCAATATCATCATTCAAAAACCGCACAACTTCATTCCATAATTTGCTGTGCCCATGTCCAATAAAAATGCAAGATTCATTATTAGATATAGCACTTTCTGTTAAGTCAGAAGACAATTTTATAATATCATCTTCAATATTTTCTTTTAGAGCTTTCAGAACATCCATATACCATTTACTGTATTCATAATTTGTATTGAATGTAAATTTCTTTTCAAAACTTTTAAGACTTGCCTTAAATAAAGCATGAGAGTGCAAAAAGTTGTTAATTTTTTCTCTCCAAGAATTAAATTTACCTGGATCTACATAATCTCCAGTAGTTGGTATATAACAAACTGAGACCCCAGAAGCCTGTGTGATTTGGGATTCTTTATGAAATTTAGTTGTAAGAACATCATTTCCTTCTTGTATTAATTTTTCAATTTTTTGTAATGCTTTTTGTTTATTCATTTTATACCGCTTGTTCTGCTTGATCTAGGCTTTTTTTATATTTACTTTAATTCATCACTTTATTTAGTAAAGACTCGTAACTATCAACTACATCATACTTAACCGTGTCGGAGCTTATAGCTGCAAAGTGGACTTTTGCACAATTGATTTTTGCTTGTTCAATAGACTTTAATTGCATCGTAGACATTGATCCTTTTGTTTCAGCAACAAAATAGATGTGTTTTACCGTTCCTTCATTAAATGCGATTGCCCAGTCTGGATTATATTTGCCGACTGGAGTATTTATATAAAAACCGTTAGGTAGTTTCACATAAACTGCCACTTCCGCATTTTTATCAAGTTCTGCTCCAAGTTTTTTCTCAACTTCTGAGTCACAGAGGAGATAATTATATAAATTCTTTTCCGCAGGTACGGCATTTTTATTGGTTATTGTTTTTAATTCAGGTTCTGTAAATATATCTGTCGTATAAGCTTCTTCTAGCTTATTATAAGTAATGTGCTCAATAATAGCCGTAGCTTTTTGCTCATTAATTAAGTTGGAAACTTTTATAATAAAATCTTCAGGGTTAATTTTAAACTGATTGAATTTATCTTCACTTATTCCTTGCAAAATACTAACAACGGATTTTCTTGTTAAACCCGTATCTTCGACGATTTTGCCTATTAAGTCGTATTTAACTCCGCAATCAGCTGCATTAATTTTTTCACGTTGTTTTTTCGCAGCATCAAAAGCGGTGCCATTTAATAGAGCATCTTTTGAGTCAATTTTATCAAGGCTTCCCTGCTCTACTATCGCAAACAATTGAGTTACGCTTAAATCTCTATTGATAGATTCTATTGATTTTTTAATCAGTTCTTCCGTCTCAAAATTAACAACATAAGCAGATTTTGAATTTATACGTTTCCATAGTTCTTGGAATTCTTTTCTGTTTAATTTATCTTTATCTAGCTCTAATACTGGTTTGCTACTAAAGGCATCTTCAGGTTGAGTTGCTTTCGGATCATAAATTCTGTCTAAGATGTTTATAATTGATTCTTCATAGCCTTTTAATTCTTCCGGAACCACTAGAGTTCCAGATTTTTTGGCATCATAATATGTTTCGGTAAGGCTATTATCATCATCGACATAATTATTTCTAATAAATGTATTATTCAAACGTTTTGCAAGCTGAATATCAATGACTTGCTCAATGCCACCTGCATCAGTGATAACTTTTCCTTCAAATAATTTTTCATTAACTTCACGTGGTCTATCTGCAACAATATCAGCAGTTTCATCTTGTAGTGCTTTTGTAAAGCCAGCGTATGATTCATTAGCAATAACCGTTAAAATATTTACATCATGAACGGCTTCTCCAAGTTTTGTTGAATCCATACGTTCACCATTTTGATTCACACAAAGTCTTAAGCCACGACCTATTTCTTGGCGTTTTTTGTCTCCGGCATTACTTTTTTTAAGTGTACAAATTTGGAATACATTCGGATTATCCCACCCTTCTCTTAGGGCAGAGTGAGAGAAGATAAATCTAACAGGTTCCGACATGCTTAAAAGTTGTTTTTTGTTTTTCATAATTAGGTCATAAGCGTCGGTATCAGTTGACCCGCCTTCTTTTTTATCTTCTTTTGAATCAACAAATTTCTTACTCTTTTTATCGATTGAAAAATACCCTGAATGAGTTCTTTTTGAAGATATTCCTTTTAAATAGTTTATATAATCATCTTCACCTAATCTTAATTGTAAGTTTTGAAAAATACTTTCGTATTCTTCTTCAAAAATATCAGCGTAGATACCGTTTAATTCATTGTTTGCCTCATCATATTTTTTATATTTAGCAACTTCATCAATAAAAAATAGCGATAATACCTTAATTCCCTTGTAAAACAATTGTCTTTCACGAGCTAAATGCGAAAGTATTGTTTCTCTTATTTGGAGTCTTCTTATTTGAGCTTCATTAACTTCACCGACAACACTTCCAGTTCTGATTCTTATACCATTTACAAAGGATATAGAGTTATCTCTGCCATCGATACTTGAAATAGTATAGTTATTTTTGTATTCGTCAAGCTCACCTGACTTTGAATACAAATTGTCCCCTTGTGTCAATATTCTTGTTACTTTTTTAATCCCCGTAGCACCTTTGCAGTCAAATTCAATTGTTGCAGTTGGAGCTTTGTCTTTGTATAAATTTATGCCTTGAAGATAAACGTAACCGTTTGTAGCATCGCTTCCTGAAATTGTTACCCCTTTAACTGCTATTTTTTTAACAAGTTTTTTATTGTAAGCTTCAACAGCATCTAAACTGTACACCATGTTATATTTAGAATCTTTTTTATGAGTTGCTGAATATCTTAATGTCATTAAAGGGTTAAACATTTTTAAACCTTCTTTAGTCGCAGGCCCCTCAACAGATTGAGGTTCATCGATTATTAAAATTGGGTTCGTGGCAGCAATTACATCAATAGGTCGTCTACTTCTAAAGCTATCAAGCTTCATGTAAATTCTTCTTGCATCTTTCCCTCTAGCGTTAAACGCTTGAGAGTTGATAATCATAACATTTATACTGCCATCATTAGCAAATTGCTCAATCTGTGGTAAATTAGAGGAATTATAAATGAAAAATTTGATTTTCTTTCCATAATCTTCTGCGAAATGTTCTTGAGTATCTTCAAATGAAGAATAAACACCTTCTCTGATAGCAATACTAGGGACAACAATGATAAACTTTGTCCAGCCATAGCGTTTATATAGTTCAAACATTGTTTTTATATAAGTATAGGTTTTCCCGACCCCAGTTTCCATTTCGACTGTTAAATTGTAACGCCCAGAGAGCTCGCCTGACAGAGCATTTACATTATTCAATCTTTGAATTTTTTGTAAATTTTCCACAACAATACTATCATTTAAAGCCGAGATGATTGGATGGTTTTTGAAACCAACTTCCGCAGCCTTTTCTTTAGCTTTTTTTTCTTCTTCAAACAGTGTTTTTTGTTCTGCATCAGTTTTTGGTGCTACATAACCTTTGTCTATCATATAGCTTGATGTTAAACGAGGTTGCCCTGCAAAAACATCGCATACGGCTTTTGCTGCATCTGCTTGGAACTTTTGGTGTTTAAATTTTAACTTCATTTTCGTCATTTACACGCCCCTTAAATAACTTTTACTGTTGTGTCAGGTGCTAATAACTTGAATATTTCTTCTACGTTGATTTTGTGGTCGTCGGTATTGAATGAACCATCTCTAAAGACAACTCTTGTTGGTTTTTTCTCAGCAATTTTTCTGATTACTGCTTCAGAGATACTTGATTCAAAACAAGCAACTAGGTCGTCATTATTTACAATATGAACTCGCTTGCCATCAATTTCTTCTACCTTATGCGGTAGCGATAATTCAACACCCCAATCCAAAAGCACCCCATATAACAAATCTTCATCAGTTCTGTCATCTTTGATGTTACTTACAAGAGTTCCCAAAGTTTTTTGGTCAGTTTCTTGTGGTGTGTAATAAACATCTTTCATGTTTGTATCATCAACTTTTAACACCCTAAAGCCAATATCAATTTGTTTATCAGGGTTTGCTTCCTGGATTTTTTTACCGACTCTTCGAATACGTTCTTTACCTAATTCAGTTAATATGTGGGGCTTGCCCATTTCATCCAAAAATTTAATTGAATTTTTAAGACTTTTTTTTGTGGTCTGATCTGTTGTGTGTTCTAAATTTTCATCTAAGTTTTCTGGCAATTGAACCATTATGAAGCGCCTATTAGAATTCGTTTTAGCATTTAAGTCTAAAACGGCGTGTGCTGTTGAAGCCGAACCAGCAAAAAAGTCCATTATTATGTCTGTTTCATTTGTATAGAGTTCATTTAGCCTGTTTATTAATGCAATTGGCTTTTTCCCATTTGCATAATTAATATCACCCTCTTTTCCCAAGCTCAAATATGAAATATCCGTCCATATATTCGTAATTATTTCTGCAGGCAAAAGGTTGCCATCAATTTCTTTAAATTTTTTCTCAAAAAAGGCTAAAGTTCTACCATTATAGACATAAATCGGCGTTGAAGAAACCCTGTCAATTCTATAAACAATACCTCTATTGTCTTTTGACAAATCAATAATCCGTTGAACTTCGCTAGAAGGTTTTTGCATTGTATTTAAACTTACTACTCTATGCCTTTCCTTGTAAGCTATTTCTTTTTTTTCTTTATATCTAATTTCTTTCCATCCCTCTCCTTTTATTTTTTTATAATCTTGCCAGTTTTCAACGCCACTCAATGAATGTACAAGATCATCTAGAGATTGTAATTTCCAGCCATCTGAAGAATCTTCAAAGTTAGTAATTATGTGAGAATAATCTTCACTATAATCTACTGGAGTATATATAGGATTAATAGGTGCATCTTTACTTTTAGAATATAGAAGAAGATACTCAGCTACATTTACGGGGCAAGCATTTATTGCTCTAAAACTCGCTGTTGTCGCAGATTTAATAGTCACTATATTAATAAAATTATCAACGCCAAAAATTTCATCGCATAGCGATTTTAAATTATGTAGTTCTACATCATTTATAGATATACATATAAACCCATTTTTATCTAGTAGGTTATACCCTAGTTTAAGTCTGGGGTATATCATTGAGCACCAGTCAGAATGGAAACGACCATTTGTTTCTGTATTTTGAAATAGGCGATTTCCTTCTTCATCAATTGCACCAATTTCTTCTTCATAAGCTTCTTTATCATTTGTAAAATTATCTCTATATATAAAATCTCGCCCAGTATTATAAGGGGGATCGATGTAAATCATCTTAACTTGACCTAAATAGCTTTCTTGCAAAAGCTTGAGGGCATCAAGATTGTCACCTTCAATATAAAGATTCTCAGTTGTATCCCAGTTCACACTTGATTCTCTATCAGGTCTGAGGGTTTTTCTTATAGGACGATTTGATTCAACCATTGCTTCACGTTTACCAACCCAAGTGAAGTCATAGCTTTCCTCTCCGTCAACAATATTATCTGATAATTCTTGTTTTAATTTGTCAAAATCTACAGCTATTTTTAATTTGCCGTTTTCATCCTCTTTTTCTGTTGCAACATTAGGGAATAATGCTAATATCTTTTCAATATTTTTATCCGTTAAATTCGGTGTTTCCATATTTAATTTATCCATTATGTATTCCCTCCAATTGCACTTGCAACTCTTTTAATTCTTTTTTTAATTCCAATTGTTTATTAAACTGCGTCTCTTTTTTTATCCTATTTTCCAGTTGTGATATTTTTCGGTTGATTTTATCAATATCGATTGATTTCTCAATAGCATCTTTTATGCTTGTCTCTTCCGTTATAACTATATTACCACAAGCAATTTGAGATATTAGATTATTAAAAACTGTGTCTAAATTGAGTCCTATGATTTCGAGTTTTATGCTATCAAAACATTGCCATTCACTCCTATAAATCTTTAAAACTTTATACCTATCAGAATTCAAAGATTTTTCTTTATAAGAAATTACAATCTGTGCTTCATCTTTATGCCTTAAGAGAAATAAAATATACTTAGGGATATTCGAATCTATTTCTTTTATTAAATTGTCAGATAATTTTTTCTCTTTTAGGACAAATTCAAATACGTTAATTTCCTTAACGGCTTTGCCCTGTTCTATATTGATAGTATCTTTTCTTAAAATATTTGCTAAAATAAGTCTTTCAATATTTGCCTGAAGTTCATTCCTCCCGACAGAAGACAGATTGGCAAATTTCATAAATTTTGCCTTAGGCATTATTTTATTGAGTTTTGTCTTTTCAGAAAATAACATTCACACCTATTCTTTTATTATCAAAAAACAAATTAATTCAAAGTCATTTAATCCACTGATTGTGTTCTTCATATAACTGCTTTCGCCTGCTGAGAATAAACTTTCAAAATCACTTTCTTCTTTTACATTGATAATAGAAGAAATAGCCTCTTCCAAGAGTTCAGAGTATATATGCATTTTTTTGCCTTCTTCTGTATCTTCGTTAAAGGTTTTGCATAAGTCGGAATCGGGTATGCTATTTTGCTTGCAAATCAATCGCATCATATCAAGCATCTTTTTAGGTTCAAGATGATTACAAATAACTTCTCCTGCATCAGAAATGTAAACCATATAAAACGGATGTAAGCGGTTTTGATTATCTATATTGACGCCGTTAGATACATTTTTAAGAATATAAATTACCCCAGGAGCCATTGTATTTGTCGCTTTTACAACTGCATGCATCCCGAATGGGGTGTTTTCAACATCAGGGTTTTCTTTCATATAGGTCAATAAATCCAACCTGAATTCATTCAAGCCTAAGTCCATGATGTTGATTCCACTGTTCATTTCCTCAAGGTCAACAACTTCTGTTTGTAATTTTTCAAGTTGATTTTTACGATACTCAAGGTCTTTGATTTCAGCTTCATCAATAATATTATCAGCAGCCGAACCAGTTGAAGTCATAATAGTTATTTTCATTCTTGATTCAACTCTTGATTTTAAATTTATATATTCATCAAGAGTTAGGTCGGGCCAGAAGTTCACAAGTTGAATAACATCATTTTTACTACCAATACGGTCAATACGTCCAAATCTTTGAATAATTCTTACAGGGTTCCAGTGAATATCGTAATTAACTAAATAATCGCAATCTTGTAAGTTTTGTCCCTCTGAAATACAGTCTGTTGCAACTAATATGTCAATATTATGCTTGTCATCAGGGAAAATCAAATCTTTACCTTTGGAAATAGGTGAAAAATAAGTTAAAACAGTATTTAAGTCAGTTTTAAGCTTTGGAATAGTTGTTGTGCCATCAGTTGAACCTGTAATCATTGCCGATTCAAGCCCAAACTTCTCTTTTGCATAAGCGCTTACATTTTTATACAAATATTGTGCAGTATCTGCAAAGGCTGAGAAAATAATTATTTTTTTATTATCTCCATTAATTGGGTTTTCTATTTTATCCTTAATCAAGCTCAAAAGCTTTTGCAACTTTGCATCTTCCTGTGGTGTAATTTTCTCTATTTCAAAAATCAGCTCGTTTAAAATATCAAAATCAGCTTTTAAATGCTCTTCCCAGGTAACATAATCTAAGTCCTCAAGATTTATTTTAAATTTTCTGCCAATTGAGAATATGTCTTGGTTTTGGTCGTCATAATCAAATTCATTCTCAATTCTTGATAAATCGGTTATTTGTATATCGCTGGTCTTGCCATTATTTTTAAAATCTTCAATATTGGTAATGGTAGAATTAATTAAACCTCTAACTCTTTCCAAAGTAAGCTTAAATGAATGCACAGAGCTTTCAAGACGTTTTAACAAGTTTATACTCATTAACCTTCTTATTCCAGCTTCACGCCCTAATTGACCTTCTTTAGATGCTTTATTGACTGATTTTGAGTCTTCATCATAGTATTTGTCATATTTGCTAGGGAAAATATAATCCGATGGCATATAGATTTTCAAGTTCAATGAACAGATATATTCATAAATTTGATTATAGTTAAGCATATCTTTATTTAAGGTTAAGGAAGGTCTTATAGGAATTGCAGGTAAGCGTTTTGGGAATTTACCAATACGTTCCATATTATAATATTTTTCAATGTGTTTTCTTGAACGTGCAATGGTTACACTATCAAGTAATTCAAAGAAGTCAAACTCCAATAAATTCAATAAAGTGTCTGTTGTTCTTTGTTCTATTGGTAAATCAGACCATTTATTAAAGGCTAGTTGAGCATTTCTAAATATTACATTAATCGGTTTTTCTGTATTGAGTTTTTTATCAATTGCTCTAAAATCACCTTCGTACGCCAGTTCTAATTGGTTTTTTAAATCATTAAAACGATTATTAACCGGCGTTGCTGATAACATTAATACTTTTGTCTGAACACCACTTCTGATAACTTTATTCATTAATTTTAGATATCTATTTTCTTTATCATTCTTGATTTCTCCACCGTTTCTGAAATTATGCGATTCATCAATTACAACTAAATCGTAGTTTCCCCAATTTATCCTATCTAAAGGAATTCCATTTGATTTTCCTGATTCTCTAGATAAATCCGTATGGTACAAAACATCATATCTTAAGCGATCATTTGCCAATGGATTATTCAATAAATTTAACTTATATGTCATCCAGTTATCATTTAGTTTCTTTGGACACAAAACAAGAACTGATTTATTTCTATTTTCGTAATATTTAATCACCGCTAGGGCAGTAAAAGTTTTACCTAAACCAACACTATCCGCCAAAATACAGCCATTATATTTTTCTAATTTATTTATGATGGCCCAAGCAGCATCTTTTTGAAAATCAAAAAGCTTATTCCAAATTTCACTATCTTTATATCCTGTAGCTTCATTGGGAAGCGTATCTTCCGAAATATCTTCCAAAAACTCATTAAAAATGTTGTACAGAGTTATAAAATAAATAAATTCTCCAGAGTTTTCTTTATAAATATTCGAAATACTATCTATAATTTGGGATGTAACATCTTGCAGTTTATCTTTATCATTCCATATTGTATCAAAAAGCTTAATGTATTCTTCGCTAAAAGGTTTTTTAAATTTATTGACCATGTTATAAGAGTTGTTACCTTTTTCACAGCCTATATCTGTTGTTGTAAAACCTGTTACAGGCATGTAGCAAATAGCATCGTCAGCGTTGCTTACATTGATAAACCCGGTCATATTCTCATTTGTAATATTAGACTTAAATGTTGCTTTTTGTTTTATCCATTCGGCGCATTCTTTTGCTATTGCACGTTGTGTCAATTCGTTTCTAAGCTTAATTTCATATTCTGTTCCGTATAAGCTCTTTTCTCTTGATAACCTAGGGATATAAAATTCTCTTTTTTCTTTTTTTGTCTTGTCGACAACAAATGTCGGAGATGTAAATATAAATCTTAATTTATCTATGCTCTCTAGTTGTTTTTTTAATTCTTGAAAGGCATAAATAGAGAAACAAGCAGCTGCAATAGAAATTTTACTATTACTTTTTACAACTTTTTCTAAGTCATCTTTCACTATTCGATTTATATTGTCAAAAATTTCCAATTACATACTCCTATGTGTAAATTCTAACATGAAAAATATGGGCTAATTGGATTTGTAAAGCTTTGTTTAATATGCCCATATTTGACGTGGCAGTATGTTATAATACCCCATATCGGAGGTGTATTATTATGAAAAAAGTTTTTATCACATTATTAGCTTTTGTATTAACAACAGGCATTGGTTTCGCCAAAACAACTAATTCTTATGATAAATCAGGCAATAAGACAGGTTCTTATAGGGAAACTTCTTCAGGTACAATAAATAAATATGACAGAAGTGGCAATAAAGTCGGCTCATATAAAACATCTGGCGACAGAACTTATTCCTACGACAAATCCGGCAACAAAACAGGCTCTTACAAAACAACCGGAAGTACCACTTATAGCTATGATAAATCAGGCAATAAAACAGGCTCGTACAAATCTAGTGGCGACCGAACAAACGCATATGATAAGAGCGGCAATAAAACCGGCTACTATAAAAAAGACTCTTCAGGTCGAATAACGGAATATGACAAATCAGGAAATAGGGTCGGCAGCTATAGGTAAATTTTACTTTTTTCTATGGCACTTACACTCATAATTTGAGCACTGTCCGTTTTTTAGGTTTAAAATTGCAGGGGTTACATATTCAATATCAAAATTATACTTTAGAGCCAGGGCTTTTACTCTATTATAATAAATCATCTGCTGTTGAGGGTTTTCCAAAATTAGTACGACTTTAGCTTTTTTGCCTGTCATCAATTGATAATGTAGTGCCTGCCCGATGCTTTCTGCCCATTTATTAGCGAAATCGAATTCAACGGCGTTTGTCGCTGTTAAACAATCAACCCTCGTAAAATCCTTATTCTCATACTCAGTAACTCCACCGTGAGCACTACACCAAGCATTTTGATAAGATGCTTCATTGTGCTGATGTTTTACGAATTTATACCCATCGCCGGTTGTGCCGTAATCAAAGCTGCTTGCCATAATTGGCAGGCAACTAAGCGTAAATATTAGCGATATAAGTATAAGTTTTTTCATAGTGCCTTATTGTTACACGTGTGTAATGAATATAATTTAATTTACAACTAACATTACATATATGCAACAGATTGATAAAGAAAATTTAACAAAAATAGGTTTAAAGATTAAAGAGATACGTTTGTCAAAATCCAAGTCTTTAAACGAATTTGTGCTTGCCAAGGGCTTTGTTACCACTGCGACTTGGAGCAGAGTTGAGAATGGATTGTTTGATTTAAAATTCTCAACATTATTGAGAATTGCATATATGCTTGATTTGAAAGTTGAAGAGTTGCTTAAAGAAATTGATTTTGACTACAATTTCTCTGATGAGTAGCTTGAACCATAAAAGTAGAAATAACAATATCAAACTGATTAACACTAAGGATTAATCGTTCCTTTTCCTTGCTATTCTGTAAATATAGCCTTCTGATAAGTCACACATCTTTGCAAGTTCATAGCGAGATTTTTTAGAGCCGTCATAGTGCTTTTTGACATAATCGATTTTTGCCTGCAAGGTTGCATTTTTAGGTACAGAAATAATAATCCCCGGAAGTTCGCACATCATTTTTATGGTTGCATCAAGTCCGATAATCGCAGCCATAATTTTTAAATCCTCATTGGGAAGATTTTCTATTGTGATATTTTGTATCCATGGTTTATTGAAATCCAATAATTTATCCTCACAATTTTGAAACGATCTCATCAGTTAACGCATAACGTTAAGACAAGAGGCTTGCAGTGATAGCCTCTTGTTTCGATCTATGCTGACATTAGTGCCATTTTACCTGCGCTAATTAAAGGAATCTCCTTTAATATTTTTCTTAAAATTGCAATTTGAGCTTCTAGCATTTTGCAGGTCATTTTACGTTCATATTTACATTGCCAATCGTTTTCATCAAGAGAACTGTTTGCAAAATCGATTTTGGCAGTTAATAAATCTGACTCTAAAGTTGCAATTTCTGCGTGCATCATTTCTACGACTACAAGTTGTCTGTTGGTTTCCATTGTTTTTCTCCTTTTCTTTTATCTACATTTTAAAAGCCGTTTAAAGGGCTTTTAAATATTTTTTAATTTTAATTTTTTCCAAAACTGCGATGATTTTTCCTGCTTTGATTTTTGTAATAAAGCGAATGTCCTCAAAGTGGAACTGTTTTTTGATGAATTTTCTCAAAGATTTTTTAGCAGAATCTTTGTCGGTAAATGTATGCATATCTTTCCATACAACTTCAATTTTTCTAAGCTGTGCCGGCGTTGCCATTGCATTGTCCCTGGATTTAAAATCATCGTATTTTTTGTGGCTGTTTCCTTTGAAGCTGACTTTATCTTCAAGTATTTCTATAAGTATTTGAGCTTCGGTTTCGGTCAGATTCTTAGAACTTCCGACACCAAAGCTTGCCAGCATATCTCTGTAAATTTCATCTTCAAGCCCGAGTATATTTGTCAGGGTATGGATTTTTTTAATTTGAGTAAAATTGCTCATAATAGCCCTCCGCTTGTAGTTTTCTACCTTGAGGAATTCCACACTGAACGCCTAAAACAAAAATTGCCAAAACTATCAGGGAAACATATAGTATTTTTTCGTTTTTTGAATATTCTTCCATCTCGCCCTCACACTATTATTTGGCTGATACTAGCCTGCAAAACATCCTCATTCACTTCCATATTGTTGATTTCAGCAATACGGATTGCTCTGACCAACAGCTTGGTCAGAACTCTCGTATTACCTGAACAATATTCAGACAGGGTAGTGTATATTGATTTGTAGTTAGGGAGGATGGAGGATATTATTGCTTTTTTGTCTTCTTCAACAAGTGAATTTAGGCGAATAGATATTCCAACTCTAGAGAAAAGCTGTGCGTATTGCCTTTTTTCGCCTTTAAGGTTCATAATCAAACGAGGCATTCCGACAAGTAAAATTCCTACTTGTGCCTTGTCGTAAATTCTTCTCAAAAGCTCTAGCGATTTATATGGCAGGTGTTCCGCTTCATCAATAATTATCAAACGGCCCGAAGATTTTAGCTTATTTATTATGTCTAAAAACATTCCGTTGATTGTGCCACAGCCGTCAAAGCCAAGTTTTTTATGAATTTCAGAGAATAAAACTTTTGGAGTGTAGCCCAAATCGGCCTCCACCAAAATGACATCAGTGTTATCAATCGCATATTTTTTGACAGCATAAGTTTTACCGATTCCTGCATCGCCGCAACAAACTCCTATTTCATTTTCAACGTGGCAGGTTTTAGCGATGTCAAAAACATCATCAACAATAGTGGTTTTGACAAAATCAACCTTAATTCTGCCCTCTCTTAATTTTTCAATTTCAAGAAAATTTGCAACAGCATCATCAATCTTTTTCACGTTGCCTTTGTAATTACTGTTCATCCACAGGTGCAAAGTCGCATTTGAAACGTTTATAGCTTTTGCAGCGTATCCAACAGTATATTTTTTCTTCTTTAATAATTCTTTTAATTCTTCAATTAAACTCATTTTTCCTCCTACATAGCCCTTTTGGCAATATCACGCTTTTTCTCGGTTTCGGTGAGATACAGCTTCTGTTTTTCTTTTATTGGTGTGACATACTTTTCAGCCCTAAAAGTAGATTGCTTGGTACTTTTGACAACCTTATCCATTTTTGTATTTGTGATTTTTGAAATTTTAGGCTTATTTTCAAAGTTTGTTTGGAGTAATCCATTTTTCAAATTGTTCACAATCTCAGCATTTGTTGGGCTATACTTACATTTGATATATGATTTTAAAAGTTTCTTTTCTTTGTTTTTAGCCTCAACTGCCTTTTTGTACTGAGCTTTTTCAATATTTGTTTTTGCCATAAATGATACGGCTTGGTTGACATTCGCATTGCCCAAAAATTCTTCTGTAGCAGCATCAAATACCCAAGCTTCCTGATAGGCGTTTATATCTCTTCTCAGGTAAACCTTTGTGCCTTTTTTAGCAATCATCCACTCATCCCAATATGTAAGCTGAAGCTGTGAATCATACACACCGTTTCTGCCGATTGAAACATCTTTTGAGGTTCGCATACAGAAAAGTTTTAGAGCATCTTTACTTATTATTTTCTTTACTGAATACTCTTCAGCCCATAATTCGTCAGGGCATTTACCCTGCAAGACCTTGCCGTTTGACGGCATTTTATTCAGAACATTGAGGATAAAATCGTCAAATATCGTTTTGAAATCTTCAAACGGCATAATTTGCTCGTTTTTGATTTCGGTTTTTAATTTTTCAGGTCTTTCAGTAATTTTTCCACCACGGTAGCCGACCATATGTTTTGAAAGGTATGTTTTTACCTTCAGAAAATCTCTTTCAATCGGCTTTGTTTGTGCGTTATACGGCAGGGCAAAATGTACATTTATACCTAAATTTTTCAGTAAAGAATTTTCTTTTGAGGAGTTGTGTAAAACTTTGATTGAGCCGCTTCTACCGCCTGCAAAATCTTTACAGCGATAGTCTTTACCGTTATCAAGATAAATATCAATCGGAAGCCCGAAGAGTAAAACGCCATAATAAAAAGCTTGGAAAATATGGTCAGAATTCGGACTTTCTGCGTGCAAAAACCACCCTAACCATTTTGAAGATTTAATATCCCTGAAAACTGTCACCCACGGAAAGCAAACGCTACCGTTAAAATTAACGGCGACATCAATTTGTGCGTGGTCTGAAACCCAAAAGCTTCCGGCTGTGATGTTTGAATAATCTCTTGGTATATATGAAGCGTATTTTTTATTCCAAGCGGCTTCGCCGTACCTTGCAAGGAAAATAGCTTGCTCTGGGATACTGTTTTTCAAAAGTCTGTCAAAAGTTCTGCAAGTTGGAAAATTTGTTAATTCAACATCATCTTTTTCTTTTGCATAACCCAACGTGACACGCCAACAAGAGTTTGCAGAAGGTGCTCCTTCTTTTAAGTAAAGGCTTTTGTAGTATTCAAAATATTCTTCGTTTATTAAATCTAATTTGCGAGTGTTCCCCTTTTTTGACAATAAAGCTGTTATTCCATGCTTTTTGTAATTGCACTTTGCTTCGTACAAGCGCGTATAGCTCGAAGCCTTGTCAGGGTGTTGCTGATTCCAAATTTTTAAAAACTCAATTATTTGACGGTGTGGCATATTTTCGGTATGCGAAATAAGCTCTAAATATTTGTCCGCCTGCTTTCTTGCCCACGCAGGAGCTTGAGCGTATTCTATACTATTTTGAGGGTTAACTATCAAATCCACTTTTGGAGTGGTATTATTTGTAAAATATTTGTCTTGAGCCTCTTGTGGCAACGAAGACAAAAGTACAGAATAAATTTTGCACTTTTCAACTTTTTGAGCAGTTGCAGTGTATTTTACAGTTTTGCATTTTCTTCTGACCGTTTCAGTTATTTCACCTGTCAGCCTGCAAACCTCTTCAATTGTTAACCATATATTCCCATCCTGAATCATTAAAGAACCACTCCTTTTAAGTCATCAAGGCGGACATTATCTCTAAGCCATTTGTCAAATCTTTCGTTACTTCTTTGACCCGAAACAAGCATACTGATGTAGCTTTCAGAAAAGTCAAGAATTTTTGCAGCTTCACGTTGAGTGATTCCAAGTCTCATTAGAGCTATTTTATATTTCATACTGATAATTTTTTTACTCATTTCCCCTACTCAATGTTTTCTTACTGCACGATACTGCATAGAATATGACAAATTGTGCGGACGGTCAAGGGAAATTGGTAAACTGTGAAACTCTTTACAAAAAGAATAGAGTAGCTAGACCCCTCAAAATTAATAATCATCTCGTGTTGACACATTGTGCAATAGTTAAGAATTATTACACGATACTTCATAGAGGGGTTGAAGTTTTGTGCGAGTTGTGAAATACTTTACAATAAAAAGGAATGTGTAAATGTCAAACTTACAATCAAGAATTAAAAAAGTTAGAACTGAGCACGGAATGTCCGTGGAAGACGTTGCTAAAAAACTTGCAGAAGACGGCGTTAAAATTTCTGCCAGGACTATCTATTCCTATGAATTAAACGAAAGACAGCCAAGTGTAATGTATCTGCAAGCACTTGTCGATTATCTTGAAGTTAATCCAGAATGGCTTTTAAGTGGCAGGGGCGAAGTTTTTCCATCAGAAACAACCGCAACTGATATGCCTGCAAATGTTGATTTATCGCAAATGGTATTTTTGCCATTGATAAATATGGCTGCGTCCGCGGGATATGGAGCACTGATTGAAGAACGAGAAATGACAAAAGACTTCATTGCTTTTGCTAAAAAATGGCTGACTGACATAACAGTAACATCGCCGAAACATCTTTTAGCTTTTACGGTTAAAGGAAATTCAATGGCAGGCGAAATTAATGACGGCGACTTGATTATCGTGAACGATACAATGAATGATTTATCCAATGATGGAACCTATGTTGTAAGTATTGACGATAAATTATACGTTAAACTCCTGCAACGAATTCCAGGAAATAAAGTTCAGGTAGTAAGCAAAAATCAAGAATATTCACCGTTCACGGTAGACCTTGAAACCGAGCATTTTAGAATAATCGGCAAAGTCATCTGGTCAGGTGGAAAAAAGGATAGATACTGATTAAATATTTAAAATTCAAAATATACAACTTACGGTTTTATTTAGTATAGAAACTTGCTGAGTGGTTATTTCCATTTTAGAAATAACCACTTTTTTAAATGTTTAAAATTGTTGCATTTTATTTTTTAAAAAAATGGTTTATGCTATAACGGAGAAAAGAGAAGCAAGGGTGTGAATATGTCAATACCAAATTATCAAGAATTTATGTTACCAACATTAGAAATGATTTCCGATGGAGCAGAGTATAAAAATAGTGAGATGGCTTTAGAAGTTGCAAAAAAGCTAAAGCTATCCGAATCAGAAATGCAGGAAATGCTTCCTAGCGGAACACAAGAAGTTTTCTACAACAGAGCCGGCTGGGCAAGAACATATTTAAAAAAAGCTGACTTATTACATTATCCCAAGCGTGGAATTATGCAGATTACAGATTTGGGTAAAAAAGTTTTAGAATCAAAACCTCAGAAAATAGATGTTAAATTCCTAAAACAATTTGAAAATTTTAATACATTTTTTAACAATAAAAAGCAAGAAGAAACTGGAGTAATTACTAATACTAATGATGAAGAGCTAGAAACTCCAGATGAAATGATTGAGAATGCAAGAACAATTCTTTCTGCACATTTGGAAAGTGATTTGTTATCAAATATTTTAGAAAATTCACCTATGTTTTTTGAAAAACTAGTAGCAAAATTATTATTCAAAATGGGATATGGCGGTTCTGAAAAAGATATCTTACAAAGTTGCGGTAAAAGTGGTGACGGCGGAATTGATGGGATAATAAATCAAGATGTACTTGGATTGGACCAAATTCATATTCAAGCAAAAAGGTATAAAAGCGATAATATTGTTCAAGTTGGGGCTCTTCGGGACTTCTGTGGGGCCTTGTACGGCAAGAAGAATCCTAAAGGAGTATTTATAACTACTTCATCATTTACAAAGCCTGCAATCGAATTTGCACAAGATAATGATTTAATTTTAATAGATGGCAGAAAATTAACAAAATTAATGATTGAATATACTATTGGTGTTCAAGTTAAAGATGTTATTGAAATTAAAAAAATCGACAATGATTTTTTTGAAGAAAATATTTAA